ATTATAAATAATATGAGCTTCATTAACATTAGACAAAAATGCTAACATCATTGTTTGAATTTCATCAACTTCTTGTTCTGTTGTTATAAAAATAGTAGGTTCTTTTGTTCCATTTTCAATCCATTTGTTTTCTTCTTCACTATATATTTCATTACAAGCAAAATTACAAGCGTCAGCTATCATTGCTCTTGTTTTACCTACTCCTGTAGCAGCTGACCTTAAATAAAATTTTTTTAAACGAGCTCCGCGCGTTACAGTATTAATTAATGGACCGTACATTGGATATCCTACTTCTGGATGCTCTTTTAATCTATCAATTAATTCTACAATATGATCTCCAGCTTGTATGAAATCATCTTTTGCATTATCAACATATTTTAACCTTATATCAGTTATTTTTTTATCAATGATTTCCGCAATTTCTTCAAGGGGAGTGCTATCCAACCAATCTTCTTGTGCTTGTTTCTTTTTTGTATCAAATATATTATCTATATCATAAAGCCAAGATAAGTCTAATCCCGCATTATCATACATCCTTAATAAAGTCATTTTTTTTATTCTTTGATAATAATAATCAAAAGTAGATAATTGTACTGTTTCAGATATTTTTTCTAAATATTCTTTTCCTTTATTATTCTCAAAAATAGCAAGACTTTTAGGTCTTTGTCTTAAATAATCTTCTATTATATTTATATTTATTTCTTTTGCTCCAAGAGTGTGTAAATTATATATTGTACCAAATAATATCTTATGAAATTGCTCTGGAAAATCTTCTTCACAAAAAGAATAATTTTCATTATCTAATAAATTTGGATTCTTATATATAGTTCCTATAACTTGGACAACAGAGGGAGTATCTGTATATTTACTTGACATTTTATTCCTCCTCTTCAAAATTAAACAAACGTGGCGGCTGCACATAGACTCGTGGAGATTCAATTTCTATTTCTTTTATTTTTTGTTCATAATTACTTAATGTCTCCCAATCATTTACCTTTTGTGCCATATATAAACGATAGTAATAATCATAAGCTTGTTCATAAACATATGGAACTATACCAATCCCATTATTTGCTTTCTCTATTGAATTATTATTAATATCAAACCACCATTTTAAAGTTTTTAATATTCCACTATAAGTGTAGCCATATTCTTCTCTATAATCTTTTATTTGCTTTTTAATTCTTACAGTTACAGGCTTTTTAAATAATACTTTAAGATAAGTTTCTAATTCTTGATAATCTAATTCTTCTTGTGTAAAAGATTGTTTATATTTTTCTGCGCAAGCCTCATGTGCATATCTTCTACCACCAACATTAACAAAAGGTTCTTTGTTTGCATCAAATTCTTCATTACAATATTTACATTTTAAAATTCTTTTTGCCAATCTTTATCACCTCTTATTTTTCTATAATTATTATATCATATTTTTTAATGAAAATCAAAAAGAAACCTTTAATCTAGGTTTCTTTTTTTCTCCTTTTATCTCTATTTTATTATTTATTAGCTATTGCATCTTTTAAGTCAATAACTATTAAATTAAGCATTTCCGCCTGATCTCTAGTACATTGACTTACTTTTTTACCTTTTCCCAAATAGTTATCAGTAATTTGTACAATTCTAGGTGACCAGTAATTTTGAAAATCTTCTTCACTATTTTCTGATATTAATTTAGTTACTATTGAATTAAACTCTTCCATTAGTTTATCAAAATTCAATTCTTCTTTAACTATTACAGCTTTTTCATTTGTAACAAACTGATTATTTGTTGCTTTAGCTTCTTTATCAATAGCATCATTTAATGCGTTTACCAATGATTGATAATTAAATTCTATTTCAGGCTCAATATATTTAAATCTACTTTTTGCATCAACAGAATTATCTCCAGATCTTAAGGTTAACATTACTTTTGAATTTCCATTTTCATCAACTACACTATGAGCATATCCAAATATATCTACCATATTCTTTATAATTTCATCATAAGCAGTAGATAATGTTGTTGTAATTTGATTATATTCAGTTCCATCTTGTTTTTTAAAGGTTTTATCCTTTGCATGAGATATAAAGAATAATGAATATCCCTGTTGAGAAATCGTTCTAAAAGTTTCTTCAAATTCTTTTTTAACTTTTGCCCAACCATTAACTGACCATCCACCATCTCCAATATTTTCAATACCTAGTTGGTTACAAACATATTTTTCGCATAATGATGCGGCAATGTCTACAGTATCTACTACTACACATTTAAACGCTTCTTTTACTTCTGGTTTCTTTAACTCTCTAACTACTTGCTTCATTTCTCCCCAACTTGCAATATCTTGAGCCATAATACCTGGAATTGCATTGTAACCTTTTTCGACTGATTATTAAAATCAACAGACTATATCACGAACATTTTTATTATGTTCTGTCACCACTTCGGAATAAGGATTTTCACCTTAAACCTACTCCCTTTCGGGATAGTCGTTACACTTTCCTCATTCTGAGGCTTAGCACGGGATTATTCTTATAATCAAGGTTGAATCTTATAAGACCTTCCCCGTTAGCAAATAAATTAAAATTTATTCACACCTAGCATTTACTAGTTCAATGACAATGCGCCCATTCTAAGCATTCTAAATATTTGGAATATTTCCTATCTAATCTAGTATTTTCAGTAGAATCTTTATATAGATAATTTAAAATTTTTTCTATTTGTTTTCTTCCACTTATTTGTAGTTGATAGGTATTTGTATCTTTAGAATGTCCTAAAGATATAGATATAATATTTAATTCTTTTTTTATATCTTCTAAAAATTTTGAAGACCCACTTGTAAAAGATATTCTAAAATTATTAGTTCCTTTTAAATAATGTAAGCTTCCATCTCCATCAAAATATCCTCTAATAAAATGAGATATATAATCTCTTGGAATATTTGGAATCTTTTCTATTAATAATGTTTTATTCGGAACACATCCCCATTTACACAAATCTTTATGTAATTGGACATCTTTTATACTAAACATATATAATGTTTTTGCATTCTGAAAACGTTTATCTTTAATAATTGTAATTTTGTGATTAATTGCTCCAATAGCTTTTTTAAATTTAACTAAATGTTCTTCATCTGTAATTTGAACAGATATTTCATTATTATTAGAATGGACACAACCATCTGCATATAAAAAACCTAACCAGTAAGCTTTTTCCTTTGTGTCAATATTATTAAAATAATATTCATTTCTAGGAAAACCTTGTTTATTTCCTCTGCTTTTTATATTGTGTTTATTTAATAAATTTCTTATAGTTGCATAATTACAACCAAACTCTTTTCCAAGTTGTTTTAATGTATAATTTTCATTTAAATATTTATCTATTATGTAGGCCACTTGTTCATCTGTCCAAGCGATTACTCCGCCATTTATACGAGTAATAGTATATAATTCCATTTATTTATCCTCCTTATTTTTATTTCTTCGACGCTAAAAGTAATGATTTATCCATTTGAGATGCTAGTGTCGTCTTTCCTGTTCCTGCAGCACCATAAATATAAGTAATATATGTACTTAAATCACGACTAACTTGATGGGGCTTAATATTCATAAGATTAATTGCCATTTATCTTCACTCCTTTTTTTAAAATATAAGCAAGAAGAGGAGAAATCCTCTCCTTAATATTTTTTATTAAAAATTAAAATCTCCTGTTTTTATAGTTGCGGAAGGCTTCGGTGTTGTTGCCATTGAGCTAACTGCCGCATTTTTACTTGCTCTATAATCTTCAGTTCTTTTTTTAACTTCTGCTAACATAACTTCTCTATCTTGAACAGCTTTTGTTAATTCATCAGCAGTTAGAATTCCTTCTTCTCCAAAATCATAAGGCACTTTAGATGTTCCAGATATGATCCATTCTTTTGAACTCCTCTTATATGTTCTTATAGAAGGTTCTCCAAAAGCAGATTCTTCTTTAATTTCAACATTTTTAGTTAAACATTCAATTTTACCCCATACTCTTGTGTAAACAGGATTTGAGTTACTAACTTCCAAATCTTCAAAATAAGCAAGACCTTCTGGATTTTTAATCATAAATTCTACTGGTAAAATATCATTTCTAAAATTAAATACTGCACCTTTTACTATTCCATAATCTTCTTTAATATCTTTTTCTTCATCTTTCTCTATTCTTCTTACATTTGTAATTACCATATCAGTATTAAATGTATTTCTTTCATTTTCTGGTGCTAATTCATTAACAATAGTAACAAATCCACCTTCATTAGTTTTAACTGATACTAATTCATTATTTTGAGTATAAAAATCATTTAATGCTAATGCAGTATCTACTTTTACTTTAAAAGCATCTTCTGGACCTACTTTAACCCAAGTTCTTTCTTCATTAATAATTTTACTTAAAACTTCATAAGTTCTATTTTTATTTCCACTATTATTTACTTCTGTAACAAAAGTAAAATGAACTGGAATAACATTTAATCCTGCATCATCAACAGCAACCTCTAATGTTCCTGCAATATAACTTTTACCATTATTTTGTGAGCTAGGATTATTTACTGTTCTGATAGATAAATCATGTTGATAGATTCTTCCTTCTATGTGTTCTGAATTAATATTTTTTCTCATACTTATTTTTCTCCTTTTCTTTTACTTGTTTTATTTATTTTTTATAAAATATTTGGATAGATTTATCTTTCCTTTCTTTTATAATATAATTATACTATAATTTTTATAAGAAATCAACTTAGATTATTTATTTCCGCTTTGTGAATTATATCCAAAATCTTTTGATTGATATAAATCTATATAAAAACGCTCTTTTTCATTTAGATCTGCGGCTGCGCATTCTTCTAATAACTCAAAAGTAAAGTTACTAAGTCCTTCTTTTAACATTGCTTGATACAATTTATTGTTTGCCGGGGTATCGATTCCAAGCCCACATTTCATGTGTTCTCTAAATCTTTCACGCATTTTTTTTGCTTGACCTATATAACATAAACCATTTTCTTTATTAGTAATTTTATAAATTCCTGTTATTTCATTGACTCCTAATACCCTAGCACATAATTCATTAGCTTTTTTAGAGTAGTATGATGTTCATATTATCATACGAATAGGTCGGGAATCTCTAAGTTCTGATTCAATGCTTTGTAAAATGCGCACTTCACGTTGGTCTATTTCATCAATAGATAATGAGTAAAAATTGGACTGTTCTTTAATTTCTTGTTCTTTTATTTGTGCTTGAATTGCGGCGGCGCGGGTTGAAGAAATTTTATCGAGGTCTTGTTGCGTATTAGCAAGCGTTTCCGCTAATTCATCTTGTTTTTTATCATAGCAATTTTCTAATTTATTTATTAAGTAATTATATTCATTTTCCTTTTGTTGATAGTTTTTATCTAATATATCACAATAATTTTCAAATGAAGTTTTAGATGTGTTTTGTAAATCTTCTACTAATCTTTTAACTTCATTTAATTTATTTTTCTCTAAGACTATTTCTTTTTGTATTTCTTCTTTTTCATAAATAGCATTATCATATTCTTCTTTTATTATCTTATTTTTTTCTATTATATCTTGATTGATTTCTTGTATTTCTCTGTCTTTTTTATAATTTAAATAGACAAAAAATATTAATATGCTAAATAATATACATAAAACTATTAACATTTTTAAAACTCCTTATTTAAATAAAAAAGAGGTATATAAACCCCTTTTATATTTAATTAATTATTCTGCTTCCTCTACAGCATTTTCATCAAAACTTTTTCCAGCTTCTGTTAAACGAATTAACTTAATATCTTTGTGTTTAACATTACCATCTTCATCAGTATATTCCATTTCAGCAGGAATTCTTTCCATTAAACCTTTTCTTTGGAATGCACTAGTAACAATACCGTTAACACTCTTAATACTTAATCCAGTTCCTTTTTCAATATCAGCAGCTGTGATATTCTTATCTCCATTTTCTCTTACAAAGTTTAATACTTTTAAACTATTTTCACTTAATTTTGCCATTTTTATTTCTCCTTTTCTTTCTATTTATTTATTTTTTACTATTATATTATAACAAAAATTTATTTTTATGTCAATTATTTTTTATTATAATATCAAACTTATTGCAAATTACTGTTATTTAAATATTTTATACTTTTGCAATTCATTTCTTATTTTTTACATATATATTATACTAAAAAATTTTTATTTTGTCAAAAATTTTTCAATAAATTCTTCTTCAGTTATTATTGGAATATTTAGTTCCTTTGCTTTATTATTTTTAGCTGAGTTACTAGTAGAATCATTATTAATTAAATAATTAGTATTTTTACTAACAGACTCAGTAACTTTCCCGCCAAGAGACTCAATTTGATTTTTTAATTCATTTCTATTTTTAAATTTTATCAATTTTCCAGTAACAACAAATATTATGTCATTTAAACTATTATTTTCATTTTCCTGTTGAATTTGTTGTTCTATTGTTAAATAATTTTCTACAATATAATCTAATTCAGTATAATCAAATTCTTTTAATGATTTATTCATTTCATATCCGAATCCATCAAGCTTACTAAAATCAAATGATTTTGTTGCTTGTCTGAAATCAGAGTAAGTTTTAAAGTATTTGGACAAATCTTTTGCGACAGCTCTTCCAATAAGCGGAATTCCTGCTGCGGAGATGAGTCCTTCGAGAGAACAATTGCAACTTGCTTTGATGGATCCGATAATATTGCTAACAGACTTTTGACCAAAGCCTGACATCTTTTTCCACTCCTCTGCGTATTTAGATAATGTAAACATATCTGAGATTGAGTTGACCCATCCCCATTCAATAAGCTTTTCAATAGTTGCATTTGATATTCCTTTAGCATCTAAACCCTTCTTTCCCCAAAAATGGCTTATTTGATTTATTAATTTTCCTTGACATTGTGGATTGTCACAATATAAAACTTCACTATTATTATCTTTGTGTATAGAAGTTTCTCCTCCGCAAATAGGGCAAGTAGTTGGATAAACTATAATATCAGTTCCATTTTTAGTTACCTCAGATATTTGAGGTATAATTTGATTTGCTTTAAATATATTTACTTTTGATCCATAATATATAACCCCTAATTCTTTCATAATACTTATGTTATGAAGATTAGCTCTGCTGATCTCGGTTCCATCAATATTAACAGGTTCCAATATTGCTACAGGAGTAAGAATTCCTGTTCTTCCCATTGTCCATTCTATGTCTAATAATGTAGTTTCATACTCTTCATCATAGAACTTGTATGCAATTGCCCCTTTAAAATGATGATCTGTCTTACCTGCAGCGGCATATTCATCACAATTATTATATTTAAAAACTAAACCATCAATAGGATAACTACAAGCCTTAGATGTACTTTGAATAAAGTCAATTTGTTCTTCAATATTATTGTTATGTAGTTTATCTAATGGAACTATTGTAAAGCCATATATTGATGCATTTACTAATTTATCAAATGAAGTAGTTTCTTCTTCAAATCCTTTAATAACGTCCCATACTACAAAAGTAAGATTTCTCATAGCACATTCTTTACTATCTAATAATCTAATACTTCCACTAGCAAAATTTCTAGGGTTTTTATATTCATCTTTAAAATATTCAAAATCTTTATAAGTACAAATTATTTCACCATCAATAATCAATTCTTTTTTATAATCAATTTTATTAGGAATAGATTTAACTACAAGAGCATTATGTAATATATCTTCTCCAATTAGACCATTTCCGCGGGTTTCTGCACTTACTAACTTACCATCTAAATATCTCAAACTACAAGTTAAACCGTCCATTTTAGCCATAGCTATATAGTCTTTATTACCAATAAAAGATTTTATTTCATTTATTGATTTAGTTTTATCTAATGACAACATTGGGTGATTATGCTCTATTTTATTTAATTTATTTACTACTTGATAATTAATTCTTTGAGTGGGACTATCTTCATAATACTCTTTAGTCTCTTGTTCTAACCTTACTAATCTGAAATACATATCATCCCAATCAGCATCGCTAATTATTGGATTACCTTCATCATAAAGTTTAGTATGATAATTTAATGAATTAATTAAACTTCTTATTTCATTATTATCTCTAATTGCTT